AACTCCGGAGCAGCTGCTCGAGGAGGCCGGTCTTCAGATCGCGGCGAACGAGCAGAAGGCCGCCGACCTGCTGGCCAAGCTCAAAGCGTAATCTCCACAAATCCCCGGCATAGGGGCTGGCTCCCGCTGGGCGTATAGCCTCACGCCGGGGAACTGCGGAACCGCCAGCCCACCAACTACACAGGCAATAACCAATGATCCCCGAGAAAGTGATCCCCGAGATGGACAAAGAATATGTCGACGTAACGGTATCAAGCATTATTGCGCTGATTGCGGGGTGGCTGGTCAAGTCCTTCTACTCTGCCAGCCGAAAAGAGGTCGACGAGATACGTCAAGAGATGCGGCACTTGGTGACCACACGGGCCTTTGACAAAGAGCTGGAGGGCATCGAGGCCAGGCTTGACCGCATCGAAAACAAGATCGATGAAATCATGAAGCGTTAACAGTTATGACAACAAAGAAGAAGGCTACAACATCAACCAAGAAGGCCAGCAAGCATCGTTCCCCGGTGCGGCCATCCAATGAGCGTGTTGACGACGAGAAGCTCAAGCAGGCTCTCCAAGAATCCAACGGCAACATCTCACACGCTGCCCGGACCATGGGCATCTCCCGCAATGCAATCCATCAGCACGTCAACGCCAATCCCGAGCTGAAGCAGATCCTCGACGACTCACGCCAGACGATGCTGGACGAGGCGGAGAATGCCTTGCTGTCTGCCGTACGTGAAAAGCAGGGCTGGGCGGTATGCTTTACCTTGAAGACCATCGGCCAGGAGCGTGGATATATCGAGCGAGCTGATCAGAGTCATTCGGGGAGCGTGGAGGTTGTGATCAGACGTGAAGACCGCCGCAAGTAAGACCATCGAGGTGATACTTCCCTCTCTTCACCCTGCGCAACAGCAGATCATCGACGAGGCGCGGCGGTTCAATGTGCTTGCTTGTGGGCGTCGGTTTGGCAAGACGATGCTGGGCATTGACCTGATAATCGACAAGGTGCTTGATGGTTATCCGGTTAGCTGGTTCAGTCCCACCTATAAAATGCTTGCTGAAGTCTGGAAAGAGATCGTGCAGACAACCAAGCCGCTACAAACACGAGTTGCAAGGCAGGAACATCGTGTCGAGCTGATCACCGGTGGCGTGATTGATTGCTGGTCGCTTGATGCGGCTGACAGCGTTCGTGGTCGCAAATATGCGCGGGTGATTGTCGACGAGGCCGCAATGGTGCCCAATCTCTATGATTCTTGGCAAGCTGCGATTCGCCCCACGATGACCGATTATGTGGGCAGCGATGCATTCATGCTCTCGACTCCAAAAGGCGTGGACTTTTTCTTTGATTGCTTCAGCCGTGGCGTTGACGATCAGCAATCCGACTGGAAGGCATGGCAAAAGCCAACCAGCGAAAATCCATACATAGATCCAGCGGAGATTGAAGCAGCAAGACGCGAGTTACCAGAGCAAATCTTCCGGCAAGAGTATCTGGCGGAGTTCTTGCAAAACTCCGGCGCGGTATTCAGGAACATCGATGCTTGCCTAAAAGCTGATAGCGGCCAGCATCGAACGGAAGGGATGGGGCATCGACTCTTTGCTGGCGTCGACTGGGGGCAGAAGCACGACTTTACTGTGATCTCAGTGATCTGCGCGACGTGCCGGCAGGAGGTCGAGCTTGACCGCTTCAACAAGATCGAGTGGGCTTTCCAGAGGGCCAGGTTGAAAGCCATTGTTGAGCGGTGGGGAGTGCAGAGCGTGATGGTGGAAACCAACAGCATCGGATCGCCTAACCTCGAAGCACTTCAGCGTGAAGGGATGTCGGTCAGGGGCTTTGAGACGACGGGCAGCACCAAGCCACCGTTGATCCAGTCGCTTGCTCTGGCCCTCGAGCGGGAAGAGTGCCGGTTCCTGCCCGATCCCGTGGGGCGCGTCGAGCTGCTGTCATACGAGAGCCGCATCAATAGCACAACGGGCCGGGTCAGCTACTCTGCGCCGGATGGCGGCCACGATGACACGGTGATTGCTCGAGCAATTGCGTGGGAATGTGTTCAGCGGGGCAACCTGGGGACGGCGTATTGATCAATTTCGTGATGCCACGAAGATGATGGGTGATTATGGCCAGCATCGAAGAAGAAGTTGAGAAGCGTTACAAGCTGATGAAGAAGCTCAACCCCTGGATGGCGATTGACTACCTCGAAGCGCAGATCGCCCAGCGCGATCAGCGAATTGCCGAGCTTGAGCGTGAGATTGAAAGCTGGCCGATCGAGTATGAATTTGTCATCGTAAACAAAGAACATATATGAGGCTAATACACGGAGATTGCTTGCAGGAGATGGCGACGCTTCCGGCGGAGAGCGTTGACGCCATCGTTACTGATCCGCCTTATGGCTTGTCGTTTATGGGCAAGGATTGGGATCACGGCGTACCGGGGGAGGCGTTCTGGCGCGAAGCGTTGCGGGTAGCCAAGCCGGGGGCGCATCTGCTGGCCTTTGGTGGCTCTCGCACATACCACCGGCTGGCGTGTGCTATCGAAGACGCTGGATGGGAGGTTCGCGACTGTATTATGTGGGTGTATGGGTCGGGATTTCCAAAAAGTCACAATCTTACCGGCGACTGGCAAGGCTGGGGCACTGCGCTCAAACCCGCATACGAGCCTATCATAGTGGCACGGAAGCCGCTTGTCGGCACGGTAGCGGCCAATGTGCAGCAGTATGGTACGGGCGCGATAAATGTGGACGGGTGCAGGGTACAGGGCGGTGGTGCTTCTGGTCTCAAGCCCTACACGCGTAATACTTCGCCACCTGTATATCAACTTGGCAGGGCAAAAGTCGGAAGACAAGTCACATTTGAAGACCATCCCGCAGGCCGCTGGCCAGCCAACTTCATCCACGACGGCAGCGATGAGGTGGTAGGGTTGTTTCCGATGACGACAAGTGGAGGCGGGAACGGCGTGCGCTCCGAGCTACCGAATACTTGTATGAGCGGCAAGAACTATGCGCGGGTGACGACAGACGGGCAGCCACCAAGCTCCGGCTCCGCCGCACGGTTCTTCTACACAGCTAAAGCCAGCAAGCGCGACAGGGATGAGGGCCTGGATCTTCGCGCTTCAGCTCGCCGTCAGGGCGCCCGTCCCGGGTCACCAGACGAGACGGGAAAGTTCCCAGACCATGACCACCGTGAGCGCACCGGGAACTTTCACCCCACTGTCAAGCCGACCGACCTGATGCGCTATCTTTGCCGCCTTGTCACGCCTCCGCGGGGCATTGTGCTTGACCCGTTTATGGGGTCAGGTAGCACCGGCAAAGGGGCGACGCTCGAGGGCTTCGACTTTATCGGCATCGAGCAAAACGCGGAATATATTGAGATTGCAAAAGCGCGAATTCAACACGCACTTGATAGCGCATCACAAAAGTTTTTTCTGTGATCTGTGTAAGGGTAAACTTGTATGGGCATACTAGACAGAATTAAAGCCGCATCCACCGCCTTTCGTTACCCGTCGAATATGACGCATCGAGGCGGCTCGTTCTTGTCGATGGCTCCCCGTACCTTCCCATACGAGAACACCGACCCCATCGCAAACTCAGCGGTCATCAACACACTGGCCTGGATTCAACGCAATTTTATCCAGGCGGAGTTCGAGGTATACCGCGAGGGGGCCGAAGGTGACGAGACGATTGACGGCCATCCTTTGGAGCGACTGCTCGAGAATCCCAACGTGGGATATGATACGCAGTCGTTATGGGCGGCTACCCTTCTCAGCTACCATCTTGATGGCAATGCATACTGGATCAAGGAGCGCAATGCTCGAGGTTTTGGGGTGCCCACCTCGATCTGGTATGAACCGCACTGGAGCATCAAACCACACTGGCCGGACAACGGATCGGCATTCATCGACTACTACGAGCGGCGCATCAATGGCACCATTGAGCGCATCCCCGTGGAGAACGTCGTCCACTTTCGCAATGGGCTAAACCCCGCGAATCCCCGATACGGTCTGGCCCCGCTCAAAGCCGCTCTGCTGCAAGTTTTCACGGACACCGAGGTGTCGCTCTGGGTTGCGGCTCTCTGTCGCAATATGGCAATTCCTGGCGTGGTGGTGAGTCCCACCGAGTCCATCGGGATGACCTTCGAGAAGGCTGAGCAGATCAAGCAAACTTGGAAAAGGAAGTTCGGCGGAGACAATCGCGGCGAACCGTTGATCCTCGACTTCCAGGCCAGCATTCAGCCGATGGGTTATGACCCTAAGCAGATGGACTTTGCCAGCATCACCAACCTTGCCGAGTCGCGCATATCTGGCGCACTGGGTATCCCCGCGATCGTGGCGGGGCTGTCAGCTGGGCTTGATTCGTCGACATATAACAACCTGGCCAACCTGAAGAAGTCAGCCTTCGAGGAGTGTCTGATCCCCACTTGGGAGACATTCCAGCGCGTTATCACTCGGCAATTGTTGATCGACTTCGAGCGCGATATCACCGCTGTTGAGTGTGAGTTCGATACTTCAGAGATCCGCGCACTTCAAGAGAACCAAGGCGAGAAAGAAGCGCGGGCCATTGCCGCATTCACCAGCGGAGTGACGACTCTCAACGAATGCCGCGAGCAGTTTGGTTATGATCCCGTGGACGCTGGTGACTACTATGTGATGCCAGCCAACCTCAAGCCGATCACGCCGGATATGGCTCTCACGACGCCAGAGCCGCCAGTTTCACCGCAAGGCACGCTACCGCCTGGACCGGTGAGTGAGGATGCCGGGGGCAACCCTGCAAAGGCCATGCATCCTCACATCTCATTGAAGGGTATCGACTGGAACGGCATTACGCTTCGACGCCAGCCGACTGAGCTTGAGGCCAGGATGCTCAAGCAGCTTGACGACGCGTATCAGCAGGGCAAGGTTTCGATGGAAGGCGCACTGCTGGCCCTGCGTGGCAAGTACCTGGACGAGATCATCGACACGCTTGTTGATCTCGATCCTGCAGAGTATTACGCGGCGACGGTCTCACCGTCTGACCGTGACAGGACTTTGGTCTTCGGGCTCCTCTCCGCTCTGTTCCTCCGTGGAGCGTCATTGATAATTGAGGAGATCCGGAATCAGGGCGTGACTGATATTGGTGACCAGTCAGCACGCCCTGATCAGAACATCTTTCGCACGATGGCGGGAGCGATCGTCTCGAGGATCGCCAACGATGTCCAGGCTCGAGGCACGGGCGCGGCGATTTCTGCCGCTTTGTTGGACCGGCCCGTTGCCTCGACCGTGCGTGAGACGATGGCCACGGGATCAACGGCCTACATCACGCGATCAGCAAGCGAGGCTACCAACTGGGCACTATCTCAGGGACGTGATGCCGAGATCGAAGAGAAAGCCGACAGCATCGAGTATCTGGTCTATAGCGCGGTCCTCGACAACAACACCTGCCAGCCGTGCGGCGATGCTGACGGCATTGGCGGCCAGCTGGGTGAGATCCCAGCCGTCCCTAATCCGGATTGCGCTGGCGGGGCGCAGTGTCGATGCGTACACATCCCCGTAGTAGCGACCGAGTTTAAGGCCCTCTATCGTGGCGTGGAGATCGACCTGAAACCCACAGCAGGAATGAAGGCGGAAGCGGAGCGTGGCTTGGCTTGGCGCAAAGAGTTCAACCGTGGCGGAACTGCGGTGGGCGTAGCAAGGGCCAGAGACATCAGCAACGGCAAGGAGCTTTCCCCGCGTACAGTGCGCAGGATGTATTCATTCTTCAGCCGTCACGAAGTCGACAAGCAAGGACAAGGCTTCTCCCCGGGTGAGGATGGCTACCCGTCAGCGGGGCGCATTGCGTGGGCATTGTGGGGCGGAGATCCGGGCTTCACGTGGAGCAAGGCAAAGGTTGCGCGAATGGACAAATTGGATGAGGGCGAATAATGGAAAAGCGGTTTGATAGCATTCAACACAAGACGCTGAACTTTGAAGTGAAAGCGGCGGAGATGATAGACAATGGCCAGTATGCGGGCGAGTTTACCGGCTATGCCGCGGCCATTCTCAACATTGATAAGTCAGGTGACATGATCCTTCCGGGCGCGTTCGCTGGTGATCTGCCGCGATTTCTGGGCGATGGCGTTGTCTGCTGGCAACACGACTGGATGACCCCTATCGGCGTACCGGTCGAGGCCAAAGAAGACGGCTATGGACTGATGACCCGCTCGAGGATCAGCCGCACCCAGAAGGGCATGGACGCCATGACCCTTATTCGTGATGGCGTGGTCAAGCGGCTGTCGATTGGTTATCAGGTGCAAGAGTATGAGGTAACCGATAAAGCAGGCATGGCCACGAAGATGGCTAGTTATGGCGTGCCCCTCGAGATGCAGATGAAAGCCATGGCTGATTATGACGAAATGGGCCTCGACAAGGTGTACTTGCTGAAAAAGCTCAAATTATACGAGTATTCGCCGGTTACCGTACCGGCGAACGACAAAGCAATCATCACAGATGCCAAGTCGCTTACTGGCTTGTCATTTGACGATCATTCCCGAGCCGTGCTGACTGCGGTTGAGGGATTGGAGACGCGAATCAGAGAGATCTCTGATCTTCGCAAATCACAGGGACGCAAAGCAAATCCTACGCACGGCGAGATGTGCGCGGCAATGGCCGACGATCTCGAGAAGGCGTGTGGCAGGCTGCGCAAAATGGCAGACGAAATGGGATGTGAGCCAGATGGCAAGCCAAAGCCAGAGGACGAAGCCAAGCGGCTCTACTTGGAATTTCTCAAATTGCAGTTAGCTTAGGAGATGGATATATGACCAAACTTCAGGAGAAGATTTTGGCCGCTGACAAGCTCAAGAGTGAGCAGAAAGCGGTATTTGAAAAGCATCAGGACGTCTCGACGATTCCCGCGGAAATGCTGGTGGAGATCAAGGGACGTAACGAGCAGATCGCCGCTCTCGATGTGGAGATCAAGCAGCTCGAGGAGATCGAGGCAATGAAGTCAAACGCGATCACGTATAGTCACAGTGGCACGCCTTCGACCAAGGCGGACAACACCATCCCCGCGCCGACCATCGAGTTTTCGCGGGTGAGCAAGGTCAAGAACTTTAAGGGCACGGTTGCCGGTCGCAATGCTGATGAGCGTGCTTATCGGTTCGGCAAGTGGTTCAAGGGAGCCGTTGTCGGAGATCCGGCCAGCAAGCAGTGGTGCGATCAGAACGGCATCCAGACCAAGGCTCTGTCAGAGGGCACCAACTACCTCGGCGGATACCTGGTCCCACCGGAGTTCAGCACCGATATCATCGATCTGCGCGAGACCTACGGCGTGGCCCGTCAGGTGGCGCGAGTTGTCCCGATGTCCTCCGATACGCTCACGATTCCACGCCGTGTGGGTGGTCTGACGGCCTACTTCGTCGGTGAGGCTGCCACGATCACCAACAGCGACAAGACTTGGGATCAGATCAACTTGGTTGCCAAAAAGCTGGCTGCCCTGACCCTGTGGTCAAGCGAACTCAACGAGGACGCCATGATCAGCATCGGCGATGACCTTGCCGGTGAGATCGCTTACGCGTTCAGCCAGAAGGAAGACGAGTGCTACTTCAACGGCGATGGAACCAGCACCTACGGCGGGATCACTGGTGTCCGCTCGAAACTCCGCGCGGTTGACGCGACTATTGGCAACATCAAGGGCCTGCAGGTTGCCACCGGTAACGCCTACTCGGAGATCGTGCTAAGCGACTTCCACGGCGTCCTTGGCAAGCTCCCGCTCTACGCTCGCAATGGTGCCGTGTGGATCATGAGCGCGACCTTCTTCGACACGGTGGCCCACAAGCTGCAGACCGCGGCGGGTGGCAACACGGTGGTGGATATTGCCAATGGTGGCGTGCCACGATTCCTTGGCTATCCTGTCGTTCTGTCGCAGGTGATGCCGACCACGGAAGCCAATAGCCAGATCTGCGCGTTGTTGGGCAACTTCCGGCTCGGCTCCACGTTCGGCGATCGTCGACTGCTCTCGCTGGCTCTCTCGAGCGAGTACAAGTTCGCTGAGGACCAGCTTGCCATTCGCGGCACGGAGCGATTTGACATCAACGTTCACGACGTCGGCAACACGACTGCTGCCGGGCCGATCGTCGGACTCATCACGGCTGCCAGCTAAGGAGGTGATCCAGAATGAACAACCAGAAAAACATTAAATCAACTGTCCTGCTGGTGCCTGCTACCGTGACTCACGGGGCAACGGCTACGGCCAACTTCGATTGCCTTGACGCGGGGTCCGCTGAGATCCTTGTTACCCTCGGCGCTATGGCCGGGGCTGGCACTGCGCCAAGCTCCATCAAGATCTTTGAGAGCGATGACACCGTTGTCACCAACTTCAGCGAAATCACCGCACTCTCGACTGGTGCGGCGGCGGTGGCCGCTTCGCAGTCGGTGCGGTTCTTCGCTGATCGTAGCAACGGCAACCGTAAGCGGTACATGCGGGTTGAGCTGACCGTCCCGGCTGGTTCGACCAATAGCAACATCCCCGTTGCTGCCGTCGGCTTCCTCGACAAGCTCGATGAGGCTCCATCGGGTACATCCGAGTACGGCAGCAACGTCGTCAAGGAGGTCTAACTTGAAACTGAACCTGGGTGGAGGCTTGCAAAAGATTCCGGGTTTCACAACTCTCGACCGTCAGACTGGGCAGGAGGTTTTCCCGCTTCCTGCCTACGCTGACGGCTCCGTTGATGAGGTGAGGGCGTCTCATATCCTCGAGCATTTCGGCCACCGTGAGGCGGTCGACGTTCTCAAAGAATGGATGCGCGTTCTCAAACCTGGCGGACGTCTGCGGATTGCCGTTCCGGATTTGCAGAAGATTGTAGCGCGAGTGAGTGACCCATCGGCACCGGTCGAAGGCTGGCTGATGGGCGGCCAGACGGATGACAGCGATTACCACAAGAGCGTCTATACAGAAGCCAAGCTGCGCGACATGCTGCGCTATGTTGGCCTAACAGATGTGACGACGTGGGAATCAGAGATTCAGGACTGCGCGGCCTTGCCGATCAGCTTGAATCTGCAAGGCGTGAAGCCTGCAAATATGCAGCAGCTCGATGGGCGGATCGAGGTCAAAGCACGAGTAGCAGCGGTGATGAGTGTTCCTCGGCTGGGCTGGAATGATCACTGGGGTTGCGCGTGGCAGGCTCTCAGATCACACGAGTTCAATATTCCGCTCTATAAGTTCGGCGGGGCTTTTTGGGAGCAAGGCATTCAGCGATCGCTCAACGTGTTGATCGAGCAGAACATCGAATGGGCCATTGCTCTTGACTATGACACGCTCTTCACGGTTGACGATGTGCGCGAGCTGCTGACCCTGGCGGCGCAGTATCCCGACGCGGATGCTATCGTCCCGGTCCAGGTGCGGCGCAACAATGAGCAGTTCTTGTTCACAATGAAAGATGCTTTCGGGCAGCTCAAGCGATCGGCCACGCTTGACGAGTTCGAGCCGGATCTGACGCCTATTGAAACGGGCCATTTCGGAATGACGTTGATCAAGTTGCGTGCATTGCAGGACATCCCCAAGCCGTGGCTCTGGTCGCAACCTGGGCCAAGT